CAACAGCGTATGGCGTGGGGAATTTTGGCAGTGGTGCAGTCACAATTAATGGTTCCGTTCTAGCATCTACCGGAATCGGCGTTTTGAATAATTCGACAGGCTCAGTTGCAATCAATGGCAATATCACCGCCGCCGCCGCGACAGGCGTGAGTAATGCCAGCACCGGCCCAGTCACAATAACTGGAAGCATTACGGCATCAACCGCCGCAGGTGTGTCTAACACCAGCACCGGCTCAGTCACAATCACCGGCAATATTACAGCCGCAACGGCAGCAGGCGTTTCAAACACCAGCACGGCAACGCTCACGATATCTGGCGGCACTTACACCGCATCAACTACTGCCAATGCTGTCAGTTCCACAAATGCAAGTTCTGTTGTGCGAGCAAGCGGATCGTTCATCTATGCTTCTAACGGGTTCGTTCCGATCAATACGCCAAAATTCATTTTACTATCCACGCCAACACTCGCCAAAACTCGATACGCTCTGAATGGATCGACGACCTATGTCGATATGTTCACATCCGACAACTCGCTCGGACAGGCCGCCATCACCGACGTTCGCTTTGGAACCGTATATGCAAGCGGAGCATTGACTGGCGTTGCATATATTCCAGCAGCTGGATCAGTTGCATTCGGAGTTCCGACAGACAACACCACAGGCACGGCAACGCTAACCGCAGCTGACGTCCGCGCCGCGATAGGAATGGCCACCGCAAATCTCGACACTCAACTCGCCGCGATTCCAACCGCCGTAACAAATGCAAACGCAGTCTGGGACGAATTGATGTCAAGCCACACGACAGCCGGAACCTACGGAGGACGCATCGTGCGAGCGATCAACAGCAACAACGAACTGCAACTAAACGCGCAAAACCACGCAGCCGCAAATGTTCACCAATTTCAAGCCGCCGTCATCGATGCGGTGGCCTTCGCGACAAGCGCAGTCACGCTTTTCACAGGCGCGATGCGGACGGAACTTACGCCAGAACTCACCGAGATCACCGAGGTTCACGCGATCCACGGACTCGATATTGCAAACGCGCTCACGGTCACGCCAACTCAGCGATCATCCGGCGCAATTACGCAAGCGATCACCGGAGACGGCACAACGAACACCGTAGTAACGAGGGTATAAGCGGATGCTAGCTTCCCTGCTCATCGCAACGCAGGGCTTAATGCCAAGCCCGACGCCGATTTCAATCGGCGCGCAGGGCTTGCTGTTCATTTCAGTCGTTCCGCCCGTTCCGATTAACCCAATCGATCTGCCTGGGGGCGGAGGACGAGGACGCGAAGAACGCAAAGTCACAGCCACCGTTCGCGGAGTCCGTCTTGTTTTCTCGGTCGCGGATGTAGAAGTGTGCGCAGGGTCTCGCACGCAAATCGTAGGCTCGTCTTGCTTCTCCAATGCTGGACAGGCAGAGCTTTCCGCCAGCACAAGCACAACGGTGCTAGGTGCTCGCACTCACGCCAGCGCGAACCGACCGGAGATCAGATTTTCTATGTCATTCGATGTCATAGGCGGAGAAGAAGAAAACGAACTTGAGACTTATCTGATGGCGCAGGCGGCCTTCCATATGCTCTACGATTAATTGACATCCTCGCCAGAGCATGGATGTCATCGAAGGTGTCTCAATAATTTCAATCGGCGAAGCTAAAGGCCACGGGCTATACGTTGACGAGCAGACTTTGATGGAAGTCAAAGAGTGCGCGGAGTCATACAAGGGCGGCGTGAAGGTCAACCTCGATCACGGCGCAGGCATTAAAGATATCGTAGGCTTCGTAAACAATTTCCGCATCGTCGGATCGCAACTCTTGGGCGATCTCAACCTCCTGCAAACATCGCCCATGCACGATTACGTCTTGGAGATTTCAAGCAAACTCCCAGACACGTTCGGTATCAGCATCGCATTCAGCGGGCCGATCCGCGAAGTGGATGGAATGAACTTCGCGAGTTGCGCGGAACTTTACAGCGCCGATCTCGTTCAAACACCCGCCGCAAATGCGACCGGGCTTTTCAGTTTTACAGCAAAGCAAGTTGACAAATTTTTCAAACAAATGGAAGACGCACAAATCGAAATCGAACCAAAAGAGGACGAGATCAGCATCGCTGACATCGTTTCTCGTCTCGCCGCTCTTGAAACCGCCTTCGGTGACTACAAGAACAAAATGGAAATGCCAGCCGAAGAGCCAGCAGCCGAGCCTATGAAGGAAGAGATGGCCGCTGAACTCAGCGCAATTTCCAAACTCGAAGCCAAGCTCGACACGATCATCTCCAACTTCGGAGCCGCCCCAGTTAAGGCTTCGGTAGTCGCAGAAGAAAAGGCCGAAGAGAAATTCGACTTGAAAGCGATCATCACCCAGAAGACCGAGGAACTCGGAAGCCGCACCGAAGCTATCCGTTTCGCAATGCGCAACCACCGCGAAGCCTACATCGAAGCCCGCGATAACAATCAACTCAACTTTTAATCCAACTAATTTATGGCAACCCAAAATGATAACGGAATCCGGAGCTTTAGCTTCGCATCCGCAATTACTGCGAACACGCTCGTGAACATCACGGGTGCAAACGCTGCTCAAGCAGCATCAACCGGCGCCAACGCCATCGGAGCCGTCCAAAACGACGTCGCCGCTGGTGGACAAGGAGCCGTCAAACTATTTTTCCCAACCCAATTCGGAATCCTTTCCGCTATTGCGACAGCCGGTAATACCGTCTTCGCAGTTACGAGCGGATTGGTTATCGGAACTTACGCCAACGCATCGACCGTTACTCTCGGAGTTGCGATCAACAGCGGCGTTTCCGGTGATGTCATCGAATACGTTCCTAAGTTCAACCAATAATCTAACACCACTATGGCACTCTCATACACAACCATCCGCGCTGATATTGCGCAGGCAGTTTTTGAAGGTCTTTCTAACAAGAACAACCTTTTCATCGGCACAGAAGTAATGCCCGTGTTCTCCTCAGACGTTCGCTCCGGCGCATATCTGAAGTTGAACCTCGGCGACTCCGAAGCCCTCAACGACGACGCTCTCAAGATCGCCGCTGGTGCTGGATATCCCCGCACAAGCCGCCGGTTCACGAGCGACTCGTTCGACGCTATCGAATACGGCCTTGAGGAAGTTCTTCCTGACTCCAACCGCCGCGATCTCGACAGATTCTTCGACACCGAAGTGAACATCGCCGGAATGCTCCTCCGCCAAATCCAAGTCTCCCACGAGGCCCGTGTTGCTTCCGCAGCATTCGCCGCCAACGGCCTGACAGCGATCAGCGCATCGGCAGCATACAGCGACGCGAACATCACCTCGTTCGACGTTCCCGGTGACGTGGCTCAAGCCAAGCTCGAACTCGCCAAATACGGCGTGCTCGCGAACACCTTGATCATGTCAATGCCTTTGTTCGAGCGCATCCGCCGCTCCGCTAAGGTTCAAAACCAGTTCTTCGGCATTGTTCCTTCGGATCAAAGCCGTCTCCTCAGCGAAGGCGAAGTCGCCGCCGCCGTCGGAGTTGATCGCGTTCTCGTAGGCCGCGCACCAAAGAACACCGCCGCTAAGGGTCAGACCTATGCCGGTGGATTCATCTGGTCAAACACCTACATGGCCCTCGCCAACACGGTTGGTGGAGAGTTCTCAGGTGGTGGATTCGGTCGCACGATTGTATGGGCCGCAGACAGCCCCGTGCCTTTCGTTTCCGAAACCTATCGCGACGAAGCCCGCCGCGCCGACGTTCTCCGTGTTCGTCAGAACAGCGCCGAGAAAGTCATCGACGGATCGAGCATCATCCGCATAACGACTGGATACGTCTAGGATTCCCCGCAAGTAAGCATCGGAAAAGCCACCTCGAAAGGGGTGGCTTTTTTGCGTTGACACGCTAGCCTTTTTGTAAACATGAAACAAAAACAGAAGCTGGTCGCAGGGCTTATCTGCGGCAACGAAGAGCCGCGCATCGAGCGATGCGTGAAATCACTCCAACAGATATGCGACGAGATCGTTATCGTTCGCGCGATAGGAGCACTCAAGCCAGATCGCACGCTAGAAATAGCAAAAGAACTAGGTTGCCACGTTGACGAATATCTCAACTCTCCGCTTGTCGCAGACTGGGAACATCTCGACAATTTCGGCGAAGCCAGGAACAAAGCATTTGCGAAAGCATACGAGCTAGCCGGAAAAAAAGGCTGGGTTATGTGGGCCGACTGCGATGACATTATCGAGCCGCACATGGTCGCGCCTACGTTGGCCGCGCTTGAGGAATGCCCACCAGAACAAGATTGGATTCTCACCGACTACGTTATTCCAGAACAAGGGAAGCGCGCACCACGCGAGCGTTTCTTCCGTTACCACACGGCATGGTGGCATCGGCCTGTTCACGAAAACGCGCAGCCGACGAAAGATGTTCAGGTGTATATGCGCCGTGATCTTGAAATCATACACCAACCGCCGCTAGGTCACAGGAACAGCAGCGAGCGCAACCGCCGCATTCTAATGCACCAAGACCGGATGACTTCGCATTTTAAGTTTTACCTACACTATGAGAACTTCATCGCAGGCAACAAGGAACTCGCCGCGAAATACGGCTCAGAGGCATTGGCGTTAAGCGATCTGGACGGCGTTAACCGCTACGAGATTCTTTTAAACTGCGCCAACATTACGAGCGGGGAAACATCGCTCAACCTAGCACGGAAGGCCAAGGAGCTTGAGCCGAAACGCCGCGAAGCCTACGGACTGGAGGCAAGCATCCTGCTTGATGATAAAAAATACCAAGATGCGCTGAAAGTGGTAGAAGAAATGCTCGAAGTGCCAACTCCTAAGTTCCCACAATGGACGCACCGAAAAGAATGGTATGGATGGAAAGGAGATCAACTCTACGCATGGGTGCTCCGACTTCTCGGACGCAACGAAGACGCCGAAGAGATCGAGCGTGAAACGCTAGCAGGATCGAACAAGCCCAAGATATCGCTAGTCC